GTCTTGAGGTAAACAAACTTAACTTTTTCACCATCCTGTATAAGAGGATACTTGTGTGTTAGTTTATGTTTCTTGTTATAGAAGTTGTATAGTAATGCACCTCTAACATGTATTGGTGTACCTTTACTATAGATTGTTGTCGGGTTCGCCCACTTATTTATCCCATTGCATCCACGAGGGAATGAGATATCTTCAACAGGTAATGAAGAGAATTTATTCTTGAAGTCTTTGATAAATGCTTGTGCTTCTTTCTCATCTTTGTTGACGATAACCTCAAGGCATTCACGAATAGCATTACGACATGCCATAGGTGTAGATGACTTAACTGCCTCTAGACCCATGATCTTTAGTTTAGGTTCTTCATATCTTACACCTTCACTATCCCATACGTTTAGAATATATCTTTTCTTTGCTGTCCATATACCTGATGAAGCGATATTCTCTCGCTTCATTATCATCTTCTGCTCGTATGCGTTGACGTACCCTGCCAGTTCTTCGTAAGAACGCGAAATAAAAGGTTCGAGTTCCATCTTACAGATCTTATCAAGGAACGTGACAACGCTTTCATCAGTTTTCTCTCTGCCCTTGTATACACCTTCGACCAAAGGACCAAGATTAAGATAAATGGAATCGGTATCAGCAGCAATAACATAATCAGTCTCCTTTGTCTTTAGCGTCTTGTTTAAAAACGCATTCATTTTGTTTTCAATCCAACGAATACTTACTTGTCCTGAGAGTGTGATCGCTTCAGCGTTCGTAAGATTGTAATACCTGAAGTATTGGTTCCCGATAGCACCGTAGGCAGAGTTAAGTTGAATCTTTCTTGCCATTTGGATGTTGTTGAACTTTGAGATGTCTCTTTTGAGTTGTTCGGTTGGTTGCTTTTCATACTTCTGTTTTGAAACTAACATCTTCTTCTTGTAGATGGTGCGTTCATCGTAGATTGTCTGCATCATCTCAGGCAAGAACCCATGTATATCCTTACGATACTGGGCACCATTAGCACATACTGTGTTGTTCTTATTTATTTCTATTTCTTGTTGAAGGATTCTATCAACCGTTGCTTTTGGATGCTTGTCATCCTTGAGGGTTTCTGGAGAAATATTATATTGCATAATAAGATGAGGGTACAGACTATTAAGGTCAAAACTAACTACCCAATCATATTTGCCAGGTATAGGTTCCTTTACATATGCACCTGCATACTTCTCATCCTTTCTTTTACCACCCTTACGAGGGGGTGGTACAATATTTTTATCAGCAAGATAGTTGAAGATCATTGTATCCCACATTCTTACCTGTGAATATACATCTTCAAAGTTTGCCTTGGCATCATATGCCATTGTGATTGCTAGTTCTAGCAACTTCATCTTATCTTCAAGACGGTCAATCAACTCAACGTCTTGAATGTTATACTCCATGAACTTCTGCCAATCTTTTGTATAGAAGTCCTTGAAGTTTTCGTACTCACTATGGTCAACCTTTCTCTGTCCTAACTCGACAAAAGCAATATGGTCTAAACGATATGACTCTTGGTTACTATAAGTAAACTTACGATAAAGATCGAGATAGTCAAGGATATTGATCCCACTAAGGTCATAAGCATAGTTCTTCCTTCCTTGGACATAAACCTCCCTTTCATTTGCCCTGTTCCATGGGGATAGACTCTTCATCCATTTTTCCCCTAACACTCTATTTACACGACGAGCAATATACGGAACGTCATAAAGATTGACATTCCACCCTGTAAGTATGTCAGGAGTGTTCTCTGCCCACCACTTTAGGAAGTTTTCTAAGAGCTCATTCTCTGTCCAAAATATTCTTGCTTCTACACCATCAGGTGCTTCAAACTCTCTGGTTGCCCAACTTATATACTTCTTAGTCACCATGTCTTTGATAGTGATAGAGAGCATTTCTTCTGCTGCTTCTTCTACATTCGGGAATCCGTTCTCGCATTGCACCTCAATATCAAGTGCATAGATTCTCATCTGGTCAATATTGTAATCTATATCCTTTGGAAACTCTCTACGGATATATTGATAAACAAATCTTTCATAACCATGGACTTCAAAGTTTTCAACTGAATCATATTGTTTGATAAAGTCTCTTGCTTCTCTTGATGTTTGAAACTGTATAGGTGCTACAGGTCTACCATCTAATGTGGTACATTTCTCTTTGTTTCTTGATAGAGTATACAAGGTTGGTGAGAAGTTAGCACGATATTGTACTGGTTCACCATCCTCATATCCTCTGTACAGGATTGTATCTCCTGCCAGTTGGATGTTCGTATAAAAAGAACTCATTATAATTTGTTGTAGATTGCTACAAGTTTTTCACTTGGTTCTAGTATAGTAAAAACTACGTCACTTGTCAAGAACAAGTCACGTTGTGAAGAATATGGAGGGAAAGGAACTATCTCCTCATCACCTCTAACTTCAAAGCAGTTCTCTATTAGAATCGATGGTTCCTCGTCCAGTTCCGTTATCTTCCCCAGAAGAAACTCGTTGCGATCCTTGAGGAGGATCAAACGAAGCTCCTGTTGCATCATTTCCTCTTCCACTTTCTGCCTCCACAATTTTGTTGTACTTTTGTTCTACCTCAGGGTAGGTTTCGTATGCACTGATAACTTCTTCAAGTTTCATCATAATGCTACGGTCTTTTGATAAGGGTGCCCAAGGTTCAAAACGAATCTCTGGGTTACTCTTCTTAGTTATAACTTCACCTGCATCATTTTCTGATAACAACTTTGGTTCTGGTGTTTCTAACCATACGTTATATGGGAAACGTAACTGAAAAGCAACTGCTTGATCAGGTTTCTCCTTAGTTGTTACTTCAAACAAATCTGCAATGATGTCTTCACCGTTTCTTGTTCTTACGATTCTTATCATATGTTGAATAGGAACTCTTCTATTATACCATAAAAAAAGAGGGTGTCAAGCACCCTCTGTATTCATTTTAACCTATGTCATAGACTCGTCTTTTCTGATGTTCTGGGATTACCTTTTGTAACTCTATTGTCAGCATTCCATTAACAAAGGTTACTTCTCCAATCTCTACATCATCTGATAGGTTGAATCCTCTAGCGAAAGATCTTTGTGCTACACCTTGGTGTACATATTCAGTAGGGTCTTTCTTCTCTTGATCCTTAGATTTAATCAGTATCACATTCTGTTCAGTTGATACTTCTATATCATCCTTAGACCATCCTGCTAGTGCAAGCTCTAGTCTCCATTTCTCTGCGGAATCTTTGACAATATTATATGGAGGGTATTGTCCTTTTGGTGTTCCTGTACCATATGCATGGAATCTGTCGAATAGATCGTCATATCCTACGCTATAACGATTTACAGCGTCAAAAATTTTGTCGATGTCCTTTGTAGACCATCTTGTTAAGTTAGTCATAGTTCTCCTTTAATAAGCGAGTGTTTAGTTTTTGTACCCGAAGCGTACATGTTTATTTAACCATGTTTTAAGGACTAGGTATATGTAACATACCGAACATAAATGTAGAAAATGCAGAACCTATATAGTTGTACATCATAGTGTGTATAACATGAAAAAATTATTCGCTATATTATTGTTAGCAGGAGTAAGTTCCCCTGCTATGGCTAACTTATCAATAAGACATCAGTCAAGTTTACAGCATACAGTGGACGCTCAAACAGCAACATATTCAAGATTAGGTAACTCTTACTCTATATCAGGAACTAACGTAACGACATCACATACTGCATCAGGTGCATCAAGTGCAACCACTAATGGCATTGGTGTTAACGCTTACAGTGCTTCAACTGGTGTTGGAACAGTAGGTACAATCACAGGAACTCAATCAGGAACTGGATCATTCGCCTTTGCTCAGTCATGGACACAAGGTGACATAGGTGGAACAGGATCTGAATACCTAGACTTCGGTAGTGTTTCAGTAACGAATGCAGGAACTCAAAACAGTTCTGCTAATGCACCAGGTACTATTACTGCTGCTCACGCAATAACACTAACAGGTACAGGTAACATAGGTTCTGCTACAACAGGTCAGTTCGTAACTGAGGTTACTGCGTTCTAGACATGTTGAGAAAGGGTATACATATAATAGCACTAGGTGTACTAGCAAGTGCACCTGTATATGCTGTGCCCGTGGTCCCGAATTTTACTCAGGGTAGTATGACTTCTAACACCCAAACGACTTCTAAGGTGACGGAGACAATTAATTCGATGGACTATAATACTGGGTATCAATTTTCGGCAACAGGCTCAGGGGTAACCGCTAGTGGTAATCTCTCACCTACTACCACTGATGCTAACGTGACTATTAATGGAGTGACTTCAACATGGACTGGGATCGACACAAAACCCACCTTCACACAGACAACACCAGGTGCAGCGTTTCAATTCACGGAGACGTATCAAGCCCCAGGTCTTTCAAATCATACAATAATACAAAGAGTAACAGAAGTAACAAGCGTCACAGACACAACAAGTATCTTCTCTCAGTAGTCTTATGTTTGTCTCAACTTGCTAACGTCCCTACAGTTAAAGCAAGTGATGTAGGTGGTGTATCTGCGACTGCTAGTCCCATCGCGAATAGTTCTGGCTCAGTTACCAACCAGGCAATACAAGTTTTACAAGGTCCGTATATAACAAACACATATGGTAATGGGATACAGTGTCAAGGACCTACCATGAACGTAACTCCATATGCCACAGGTACTGCATCAGCACAAAAACCATATGAAGACTTTTGGGATTCACCAGTGTACAACATGATTGATGCTGATGATGATGGTGTACCAGATAATCCAGGACAGATATTATATTACACTCCAAACCGTACAGGACAAAAAGATAACTATAACATAAGTCTAGGTGTTAGTGCTACATGGTCTAAACCATTAGACAAAGAACTACAGCAACAATGTAAAGATGCTGCAGCAGCAAATATCGCATTGATGCAACAAGCACATGCTAATAAAAGACTTGACTTTGAAATAGCCAGATTGAAAAATTGCGGAGAATTGTTAAAGCAAGGTATATCATTCCATCCAAACTCTCCTTACTATGCAGTATGTGCTGACGTTATGGTCAATGGTAAGAACGTTATCACTCCTCATGAACACCCAATACAACCTACTTCTTTTTCAACTTCTTCGGAATCTTTAACGGATCTAACCCTTTCGATTGGCGATATCGATTAGCAACAATCTCACTCTTTGATAACTCACGATGCTTTCCAAGTTTCTTTTGGACGGCAGTCGTGATTTTTTTTATGACTGGTTTGATTGCTCTTAAAAGTAATGGAGTTGCTGCTGCTCCTGCTGTTGCAACTACCGCTATTGCCACTGTAGTGGTCACTTGATTTGGTGCAGGTAGGTACTTATCAGCAGCAGACGTTGGTTCATACAATGTCACACAGGTTTTACCATCAGAACTGAGCTCATGACCTACTACTTTTTCATCACCTGATTGTGTTAAGTCACCAACTCTTAGTTGTGCAGGACCTGGACATGATACGTCACCACCTACATCACCAGTATCAGGAACCTCAGGTGGATCAACTTCTGGTGGAGGATCTACTACAGGTGGTGGAACGTCTCTTTGTATTATTAATTGCTCTGGTTCATAGTTCATTGCATCATAAGAAGGAACCCCTGCATCGCAATAAACTACGACACCATCGGGGTCATCCTTCTCTAGATTCTTATTCTTCATTATACTGTTACTGTTCTGCTCATGTGCTTCTACACATCCAGGTATATCAATAACAGGAACCCCTATCATATCAGGACTTGCTACTGGTCCGTAGATAGGGATTGCAGTAGGAGGATTATCAGTCAACCATGATGGTGGCATGAAAATCTGTGTTGTTCTAATCGTAGGAACGTTGCCACCATTTATCACTATAGTGGGGATTGTCATTAGCAGTCCTTGCTCATTTCCTCTGCCATATTGCCACCTATCTCTGCACCTTGGTTACCACCGAACATTGCTACCCATCCTGCTGCTACCCATCCTACGAATGGTATACCACTAAGAGCAGGTGCTGCTGCTGCACCAACGCTAGTTCCGACAACTCTACCTGTACCTTCTCCTGATCCTACTGCTTTGATACATGCGATTCTTTCAGCACTTATTGCTGCTGCTTGACCTTGGGTCAAACCTGGTGGATTGTCTATCCAAGATCTCTGGTTAGATACAGGACCACCTTGGTTAGTCTTACCATCTAAGAAGTATTCTTCAGCGACTTGAGTTCTATTAGTTGCTAGTCCTAAGAAACCTCCTTTCTTCTTGATGTCCTTAGTGAGATATGCAGTCTTGGGATCGTTTGCTTTATAACTGATTTTATATCCTTCTTTGTCTGCCTGTACAACATATGAAGTATAGTCACCTACAGGGATATCTAAATTAGGAAGTTGATCTTTCTGTCTGGTCACTAGTAATCCGATGAGACCCATATGAGTCACACCGAGAACTAAACCTAAACCACCTGCGAACCACTTGTTCATGGCATTGGTGGGGTGAAACTATTAGGTATTGGTGCAGCTTTTGGAGCAACTGGAAGTCCTGTTGTCTTAGGTAATGATCCACCTAGCATACCTGGAACAGCATCACCTACAGCATCCATAACCTTTGATTGGATACTATTTACGATGGCATCCTTTTGTGTATATAGATATACACCACCGCCAACAACGGTAAGAGATACAACGCTAGACGCAATAGCAAGTACATTGATAATTTTTTGCATGATGTTTACTTAGTGTCTGGGACAATTTTTACAGGACCAGATTCGATCCTTATAGTTTGAGCAGGTGCAGTTTCAGATGCTTTAGCAATAAGGAACTCCATATCTTTCTTAGATATGTTAGCACTACTGTCTGCAGCATTCTTTTTCTTTCCTCCCGCAGCGACGCCAAAAGTAGCTAGCGTTCCTGTGAAGACCGAAGCTATGAAAGTTGGATCAATCCTTTCTCCTCTTTCGTAACCTGGTATTTTAACATAATTTAAAGTTAAAATTCCTGCCGACCATACAAGCACTATTACTCTTATTAGTGTCGCTAAGTATTGAAGTTGCTCTTCCTTATCCTCAGCTACTTCTTTAAGTTTACCGATAGGACCTTTCGGTTTTTCTTTTACTTCTGCCATAATTTTAATTTCCTACATTATTATCTATACAATAAATATTCCCGCTTATTGAGATGCGAGTATTGTCTGTTGTATAGAATGGATTGACTCCGTGATTGAGTCTGGCAGGGAAGAATGCTATCTTCCACTCCCATGTCTTGTCTATATATAAGTATTTTGTATCTAGTCCTCCGAGTGCTGTATTATACTGGAACATGAATGCTGCAGTTTCATTTTCATTTGCTGCGTATCGTTCTTGTTCTTTCTTCAAATCGTATGGTATCTGTACCCAGATGACAAAGGAGAATATTCCACTGTGTATATGTAGAGGATTGAAATCATATTTCTTTTGATAGTTTACCCATAGTCTTTGTAGTTTAAAATCAGATGTTTCAATATCTCTCATGGTTTCTGCTACACCCATAGCAGGTTGGAAACCAAACTGTTTGATGTATTCATATGAAAGACAACGAGTGAATGCACTAATCTCTTTAGTAAGAGGTAAACTCCACTCTTCTTGTAAGTGACCTCTTAAGGTTTTTCTAGCATCGTTCTCAGGAATCTTTTCTAATGAGTCCATACTCTCCCGCAACTCTGCTGCTACAAGAGATGGTACATCTGCTACGATATAACCTGGAGAGTTTAACCAATGAACATCATATGAAAAATTGCTCATTCTGCAGTACGTTTCTTCCCTATATTATATTTTGATTCTAATGTCCACTCACCCTTCTCTTTAAATGCTATGACTTTGATTTGACTTAAAGGTGCGACTTCTTTTATTTCTGTTTCTTTTACGATCTCTACGAGACCCCAATCAGATAATAACTTAATGATTCTATTTCTTCTTTGTACATCATTGTCTGATAGGTTTGCTTTCTTTCCGTCTAATGCAAATAGTTCTTTAAAATGTACAATGTAGTATTGTCCTTTCTTATGGAGGATGTGACATGATTGGTATAGCTTTCTCTCTTTACGAGATGCTACCCCTATCCTTGTA